GAACTTATCAACGGCGACGCTTCATCGACTTACGGTGGAGAGAGTGGAATCCTCAACGCTATGGGATCGTCTTCAAAGGTTAATATGGCATCTAGCAATACTGCCTTTTCTGATATTACTCTTGCGAATCTCAACGCTCTCGTCGGGACTATGCCTGACAAGTATTATGCCTCCGCTTCACCTGCTTGGTTAATCGGTCGACTTGCATGGGCTGCCAATATCCAGAATCTTGTCTATGCCGCTGGTGGTAACACCTTGAGCGACATGGCATCTGGTGCAGCTGCTCAGTTGTTCGGGTTCCCTGTTTACATCTCCGATCAAATGCCAGCCGACGCGGTTAGCACTTGCGGGGCGTTATTCGGGAATTTTCAAGATGGCGTTATTATCGGCGATCGCGAAGACGTCGAAATCAGCGTTTCAGAAGAAGCGTTCTGGGCAAACGACATCACAGCCGTAAAGGGTACAACCCGATACGACATAAATGTCCACGACGCAGGAACGGGATCAGTGGCTGGCGCACTTGTGGGTTTATTCACGGCACCAAGTTAGTCCTAATGGGGAATTACGGATGACGATACGATTGAAATTTGAAAAACAGTGGAGAGCGTATCGCGCTGCCGAAAGTTATGACGTGCCAAAGCCGCTGGCTGACATCCTAGTCGGTCGCGGCTTTGCCGTTGTAGCACAGAAACCAAAAGCAAAAGCACGCAAGCGAAAGAAGTCCTCCAATGGCAATGACCAAAAACCGTGACTATGTTTCTGTTGCTCCTGTGTCCAGTCCTGTCACCGTCGAAGACGCGAGATTACATCTCGACCTAGACGATAACTACTACGACTCGCAACTTGACCGGCTGATCGAAGTCGCACGTCGCCGAGTCGAGCAGGACACCAGACGCAGCTTAATCACACAGACGCACGTCCTGTCAATGGATACCTTCCCATCTAATGGAATTATCGAATTACCGACAGCACCCGTCCAGAGCGTGACGAGCGTGACGTATGTGGACACCGCAGACGCAACCCAGACATTCACCGAATATACCCTCGATTCCAACAACACGCCGAGTCGTCTAGTTCTCAATGATGGCGAATCGTTCCCCACAGTGCGAGGACACTACGATGACGTCAAGGTGACATACATTGCAGGATACGGCTCAACTGTCGCCAGCGTCGATCCTGTGGCGAAGTTTGCAATCTTGATGCTCATAAGTCACCTATTCAACTCGCCATCTGTCACAGCACACGGATCAGTCAACATTGTGCCGGTCGGATACGAGTCGCTGATCGATTCGCTCAAGTGGGGGCAATATCCATGAGGCGAATGAAGCAACGCATCACAATCGAGAAGCGATCGACCAGCGTGGACGACGCCGGTCAGCAGTCGACCACCTGGAGCGAGGTGCGAAATTGCAACGCGGACGTCTGGGATCGTGGCGGCACACAAACGAAAATGGGATCGCAGGAGGTCGGCATAATCGACACGGTGTTTATTATCCACTACCCACGCGAGGACGAGTTCCCGACGCCAGAGATGCGCGTGCAATATGATTACTTTAATCGCAGTCGAACGCTCAACATCATCAGCGTCCAGCACCAAGACGCGAGAGCGATGGAACTGTGGCTCTATTGCAAGGAGGACGTCTGATGGCTTCAATTGGTGGCGACAAAACCAGCGCATCGATCTCGCTCTCAGGCTTGCCGGAACTCGACGCAAAGTTCGACAAACTTGAAAAAAAGACGCGGACGAGCATCGGTAAAAAAGCACTCAGGCAGGCGACGAACGTGACGCTGCGATATGCGAGGCAGTACGTCCTAAAAGACACCAAAGCATTATCGAAGGGACTCAGGACGAGCGCAGCTGATCTCGGAAAAGATGCGAGGCTTGCCGGTAACTTCGGCATGAAAGTAGGAATCCCGAAGGCAAAAAGGGAACAACTGGATTACAGCGTTTATATCGAGTTTGATCCCCGGATGGGTGGAGGGTCGCCGTTGCGATTTATGAAGCGTGCAGTTATCGCCAGCAAGCCGGAAGCGATCAAAATATTCCGGAGCAAACTGCAAGAACTAATCAGGTCAGAAGAAACAAAGGCGGTGCCGAGTGGCTGACATTGGCGTAGGACTCAGAACGTATTTCATCACTAAGTCGGCGATCACCGATCTCGTCGGCTCGCGGATTTATCCGTCAGTGCTGCCGCAAAACGCCGACCTGCCTGCAATCGTTTATGACGTCATGGGCGGCTCGCCTGATGACGTGCTGACAGGTTCCAGCGGTTCCTATCGAGCAGTCATGGACATCGAATGTATCAGCACAAACCACATCACCAGCAACGACATCGCGGAACAGGTGCGACTCGTTACTCAAGGATACTTCGGAGCGATGGGCGACGAACAATGTAACGCGTGCAGGTTGCTCGGACGCTTCGAACAGTACACACCACCGATAGACGGCAGCGATCTCGGTCGCGATCTCGGTCGTCACGTTGTCGCATTAAGTTTAGAAATCACTCACACTCAAACCATACCAACCTACTCATAGAAGGGACGAATAGATGACTCTCAAAAATTACAACGCTCAGGGGGCTGCCGTCAGTTTCGGAACCTCCGGCTTGACTGGCAAAGTTCTGTCGGTGTCAGCCGTCGAGCAATCACGCGAAGTGCTGGACATCAGTGATTTATCCATCGCGGCAGGCGGTGCGAAAAAGTCGATACCTGCCGACCTTTATGATGCTGGAAGCCTAGACGTCGAATTCTTATATTCTTCGCTGCAAGTACTTCCGGACATTAGTGCGATCGCCGAGACAATCACGATCACCTTTCCGGCAGCTAATACGGCGACTGGTTCAGCCACGTTCGCGGGGACTGGGTTCATCTCAAGTCGCTCGACGAGCGAGTGCAGCGTCGGCGGCATTATGCAAATGAGCTGCACCGTTCAATTCGACGGTGAGACTGCTCCAGTTTATTCAATCGGTACTTAATTAATTTAAGGGGAAATTGATGAAGGATAGAATATCCATAGACGCCCACCCATGCACGAAGGTCGACCCAGACTGCGCGACGGATCAGATGGCGATTTATCTCGACGGTGATCTGTTGATCGGGTACGCGTCGACGGTCGAGGGCGGCTGCATCGCGTCGACGGTCGAGGGCGGCTGCATTAGTTTGATTGTGAACTTCGAGGATCAGGACGTCCCCCTGATCCGCGAAGCTGTGGGCAAGCTGGTCGGCGTGACGCATGGAACGCTCGGCATGGTTCCAGATGTACCCGACGACCTACTCGAAGAAGATTATGACGATCTAGAAACTGACGACGAACTCGAAGAACTGGGGAGCCTCAATGATGAAGATAGCGAATAGAAACGCGTTACTCAAATTGTGTGAGCGACGTTACATAGACCTTGAACTTGAAGACGCGGGCGTGACCGTCCGCATCCAAAGCCTAAGCGAGAAGGAGAAGTCGAGTTATGAAACGCGATTAATAGCAAAAAGCGGGCGCGGCATTTTACGCGACAGACTACAGGATGCGACGCGTCGCCTGATCGCATTGTGCCTGGTAGATGACAAAAACGAAAGAATCTTTACAGATTCGGACGTCAATCAGATCGGGGAGATGGATTCGTTTGTGTCCTCGCGGATATACGACGCATGTCAGGAGCATTGTGGTTTCAATAAAAACGATATTGAATCCACGGTAAAAAACTCAGAGGAGATCACCGTCGTCGATTCGCAATCCGATTAGCATTGCACCTCGGATTTGTTGACGTTGATCTCATGTTGAGCATGATTACACCGGAGCAGTTTCAGGAGTGGCTGGCTTTTGGTTTATACCTTGAGCCATTCGGGTCTGATGTTGAGTGGGTAAAAACGGGGACGATCGCCTCGATGATTTATGCGGCGAACGGTGGCAAGGGCGAAGGAACCCGACCCACGGACTACATACCAAACCAAAAACGAAAACGCGGCAGCGTGTCCAACTTTCACAAGATGGTCGCTGCCAAGTATGGGAAGGACTCAGATGGGAACCGTCGCAACTCTAGCAGTGAACGTAATCGCGAATACTGGCGGATTTAATCGAGGTCTGGACAAGGCTCAAAAGAAAGCCAAAGGGTTCGGCGCGTCGATCGGCGCAAGCCTGAAAAGGATCGTTACACCTGCTGCCATTGCTGCTGCCGCGATCGCAGGCGTTGCAATTGCCTTGATGAAAGTCAATCAGGCGATGGAACGACTCGATATAATTGCCAAGAAAGCCAAAGCCTTGGGCATTAGCGGTCAGGAATTGATGGAGTTTCAGCACTCCGCAGAACTCTCAGGCGTTGCGGTGGATACGTTCACCTCAGCACTTCAAAAGATGCAAAAGAACATCGGCGACGCTGTTGGAGGAATCGGTCTGGCGAAAGATTCGCTCGCGTTGGTGGGACTCGAAATCGGCGAACTTGCAAAGCTCGACGCCTCTGAGCAGTTCCTCGCAATCGCTGATAAAATATCTAAAATCGAGAACGCGTCAGAACGTGCGGCAGTTGCAACCGCGATCTTTGGGCGAGCCGGTGCGGACTTGATCCCGATGATGATGCAAGGAAGCGATGCGATTCGCGCCCAGATGGAAGAACTCAAACGGCTGCAGGGGGAACTATCAGA